GCTACCTTGCAGAAGATTGCCATCATGGTAAAACAGGATTGGGTATTGGTAACCAAATGGTCAGAACTGGAACCGTTCAAGGAATGGACGAAGGCAGAAGCAAATGCTATTCCTGTCGTAAATGATCCGGATGCCATGTTCATTATGAAGGTGGACGGCAAGGATTGGAACGCATCTGAAGATACTGAAGGTACGGATGATATCCCGGCAACATTCTTAGGTGAAACTGTTGAACCGGAAGATCAAACGATTCAGGATACTGAAAACGGAGAATAACAATCATGGCTAAGACGATTCGAGATACAATACTAGCTTATCCCGGTCTCGCGGATTGTGAAGATTTTTTGGATAACGTCGTTTTGCCGGGACGCGGTTTTGAAGGTACAGAAGATAGTAAGACGATCGATATTCAAAAACAAAAGCTGGTGGCTGCCGACCTTTATTCCATGGTCGGTGGTCTGCCAGACTTTACCGAAAACAAGCTTTCTATCACATATCCCCGTTCCTGGTATGACGCTACGGCAAAACGGCTGTATAGGGAAGGTGGAGAACCGGAGAAAGCAGAACTGATCGGGAATAAGATTGAAGTTCCAAAAGGAAGGGCGCAAAACAGATGGTAAGACGGTATTCACATAAAGCGATAGTAACAATCCAATCCGGACAATTGGTAAAAGGGGAATGGGTTGCCGGAGAACCGACGGAAATAGAGGTTACAGGGCAATACTTTCCATCCAATAGCGGACAGCAATTGAAGCGGAATGTCGATGGGAAGGAATTTATCGTACACGGTGAGTTCTCGACAAAGGCCCGTCCTGTGGAAAATGCGAAGCATATCCGGATTGATAGTATCGCTCTCGATGTGGATATTATCTGTTGGGAGCCGTTTCAGACTCACTCTGTAATTTATGTATAGCGATGGCAAGGAAAGGTGGTTTGACTCCGATGTGGAGCGATAGAGAAGTAGAACGTTGGTTTGATTATTTTGTGGACCGGGCGGAAGAGCGGATATACAAATTATTGCAACGTGCCGGGGAAGAGTTCGTGAAGATTGCCCGAAAGAAAGGAAACTATCAGGATCATACTGGTAACCTCCGTAGCTCTATCGGTTATGTGATCGTCAAGGATGGCGATATATTGACTGAGAATTACAAACAATCCACATCGGGAACAGATAAACAGACAGGTATACGTGAAGCGAAACGGTTGGTTTCCGAGCTGATACCTCTTTATAAGAGAGGTTGGGTATTGATTGGGGTAGCCGCCATGCCATACGCTGTTTATGTGGAAGCAATCGACAACCTGGATGTTATCTCTGTTGCTTCCGACCATACCGAAGAATGGATTAAGAAACAGAGTCGGATATTATTCAACAAACTAGCGGAGAAAGGATATTGATATGGCTGATCAGTTTGATATAGTAGATATCGTGTATGATGCAGTTGAACCGGTCAGTACCGGCTTTATCTTGTACAAAGATTGCTCTGGTGATGGTGAGACAAAGAATCACATCACAATCCGAATGCTTACACTAAATGAAACAGATGTTGTGAATAAAGGTTCGGTCAATATCAATGTATTTGTGAAAAAGCAGAAGAACGGTATGCCTGACCGTCAGTTAATGAAAGGAGTGACACGAAAAGTTAAGTCTGCACTACGAAATATCACACCTCCTTTCGGCATGTATTGGAAATCTCGGATCGTATGGTCCGAACCTCTTGGCGAAGCAAAAGAAGGCTTCGATTGTACGAATATAAGATTTGAAGTAATAACAGAAATAGATTAAGAATATGGCTAATGAAAGAAGTTTGGCGGTAGGCGTATCCTTCTTAGGATATGGTGACCCCGGTGATGGTGTTCCGGCCTCTATTTATACACAGTGTCCGATCGTTCATGAAGGCTCAGTTGCTTTTAATTTCAATGAAGCGACCTCTGTCGATTTCCGTGCGGAAGGGATGAAAGATCCCTGGGAGTCATTCGATAAAGCTGGCGACCCGGATAGTTTTGAATTTGCTATCCCGTCGCCGACAGCTCAGGAGATGCTCGCGTTTTGTGGTGGTTCTGTAAGTGGTGGTAAGTGGAATGCTCCGATTGATATTCCAAATATCCGCAAATCGTTCAAGATACAGACAACACCGTACAAAGGTAAGTATACGGAATATACATTTGCCATTTGTAAAGTCAGTGCCCGCTTGAGTCAGGCTCCGTCTTCAGAACA